CCGACCCTTCGCTCACTGATCCGCACGGCGGCTGCCGGTGCGGTTGATGCCCTTCTGCCCTTGGTAAGGAAAGCTGACGAATGATGACCTGGTTGCTTGCGGTCGCTGCCGCTGCTGTTGCACTCTGGCCGACCAATAAAAAGGCGGGACTGCTGCCGAGCCTTGAGGGGCTCGACACGCGGCCAAGGCCTGCCAGCTACCTCGACGCCGTGGCGTCACTGCAAACGGTGCGGACTCGGCTCATGCACACCAACCACCTCGACGAAGATCAGGCTGCCGCCTGCGATGTTCTGACGCTTGCACTGTCCGCAGGGAGTGACCAGGAATGAGGTTCCGCATGGTCGTGCTTCTGTCGATCCTCGCGGCGTGGTTGCTGTTGTCAGGCGACCGCCAGCCGACGCCAGCACCGACGCCACCACCGGGCGAGCTCGACCTTGCCGGTGCGTTCATCGGTGAGACTGCCGCCGACGATGCCGCCATCGTCGCGTCCCTCGCCGGTGAGCTAGCCGACTGCATCGAGTTCGACCAGATGCAGGCCGATCCGGTACTGACGACCGGGCTGGCCCTCGACCACCTGCGGACACAGGCCCGGCTGTTCCGGTGCGACGGTCGAAGCCTCGGGCAGGTTCATCCAGAGCTTGCCAGGCGAGTGGGCGAATACCTTGACAGGAAGCTCGGCAACGCTGGCGGGCCTGTCGGGCCTGAGCAGCTCGCCAAGTGGATTGCCGCCTACCGCGAGATCGAGAGGGCCGCCACCCGTGTCATCCGGTAGACCAGGCTGGCGAATCGGACTCGCCACCGTTCTCATCACGCTCTATGGCCTCGCTCTCTGGAACGGCCACGAAAAAAAAGGGGGGGGGTGGGGTGCCGCGTCTGACCAGTTTGGCTACGAGCCCGACCCGGTTGGAGCGGCTGAGTTCTTGGAATCGCTCGACGTGCGATTCTTCGCTGATGCCGCACCTGATGCGATGCAGAAGGCCGAAGAGGTCGACACGTTTCTCTACCGGGCGATGGATGCCGCAAGCCGAGAGCGTTACGGGAAACCGTTTGTGCCGGGCCGACAGTTGAATGGCAGTTGCGTTGCTTGGGGAGCGATGCACGCCGTCTTTTGTGCAGAGGCCATTGAGTGGCAGTTAGGCAACCGGGACGAACCACCGATCATGCCCGCGACTTGTAGCATCTACGGCGGATCCAGAGTCGAGGCGAAGATGAAGCAGGACTTCGATGGCTCGAGACCGGCGGGCGGCTGGTCTGATGGATCAACTGGCTACCGTGCTGCACGATGGCTAAGAGATTGGGGCGTCATCTACCGCAAGCAATACACGCACAACGGCCAGACGCTCGACCTGACCCAATACAACAAAGACCGCGAGCGTCGGTGGGGCGCATTTGGAAATGGGGGCGACGACAAAGCGTTTGCATTGTGGCTCGACCGCAAGGCCGCAGAGACGCCGTGCAAGCACGTCGTCAACGTCAGGACATGGGAAGAGTTGGTCGCAGCAATCACCTCAGGCTACCCGGTGACCATCGCAAGCAGTCAGGGATTCACCAAGACACGCGACGAGGACGGCTTTTGTGAGGGACGCGGCACCTGGATGCACCAGATGTGCATCGCCGGAATCCGTTTCAAAAAGCAGGGCGGCGGCAGCCAGCCCCGAGACGGTGCCCTCATCATCAACTCATGGGGCAACTACGTCCACGGTGGAAAGTGGCCCGACGATCAACCCGATGGCACGTTCTGGGCAGAGCGTGACGTTGTGGAGCGAATACTGGCTCAGGGCGATTCATGGGCAATCGCCGAGGTGGAATTCAGGTGGCGAGACATTAGCCACGACAACTGGCTTGGAATGGAACGATGAGAAAGCTCGAACGATTGAAAGTCTTTGGCGTGGTCGCCCTCTTAGCGTTTGCACTCGGTTCGCTCGTGGCGAACGAGACAGGCACGAGAGCAGAGCGACCCTTCCTGCGTTTCCTGTCGACTGCTGCCCGCTGGGGCTTGCGGGCGATGGTATTTCTGGAACCAGCACCACCAGAGATCGAGCCGCAATATCAGACCTGCGTGGGTCAGGACGGCTTTGAGATGCTCGACCACTCGCGGAGCCTGTAGATGCGTTGGATCGCAGCACTGCTGACATGGTTTGCCGCAGACCCGCAAGCCATCGACGACGAACGACCGAGAGCGGCTGCTTGTGTGCAGGCCGCTCATGCAAGTTTGCAACGAGCAATCACGGAGGACGACGACGATGCCGCTAAGAATCAGAACACTGAGGCCGCCGTGGGCGGAGCAGGTGAAAGCGGGACAGCCGAAGCGGGACGACTCAGCGAGGCCAACAGCGGCCGAGAGAGGATACGTCTCGAAAAGTCACAAGGCTTGGCGACAGGCTGTGCTGACGGCAGATGCGTGGACGTGTCGAGAGTGCGGACGAGTAGCCAGCGGAAAAGGTGAAGCACACGCCGACCACATCTCGCCGGTCGTGCCAGGCACAGATGTCTGCGAGAACGGAGCCAGCCGGTACGACGTTCGGAACGGTCAGTGTCTCTGCCGTAGTTGCCACGGACGCAAGACGCAACGCGAGAACAGCGGCCACCGGTAGGGGGGGATTGAGGATGGGGAGGCCAGTTAGCCGGAACCGTGACGGGCCCCTCTTTTTGCGCGTCTGCGAGTTATTTCAGGGGGGGGTCGTGAACCTATGCAATAAAAAGCAAACGCGGTGTGTTGATTGCAAGAAGGCCTGCACGAAAGGTAGCAAAAGATGCCGCGAGTGTTATGAAAAACACCGCATTCCGTTATTTATCACAATCCACTGCTTACACTGCAACAGGAAAGCATTGAAAAGAAGGTGGAATTGTGTTACTCCGAAGTACTGCTCGCGTAAATGTTTTTTTGCAAGCATAGATGCTGGCAGATCCGCTGAGTGTCGAGCTAAGGCAAGAGAGAGATCTAAATCTCGCGGCTCTCCATCTTATAGAGCGAGATGCAAACGATACGGAAGCTATTACAATTCGTCGGTCACACGCCGTGCCGTCTTTGAGCGTGACTCATACAAGTGTCGTTTTTGCGGCGTTGCAGTGAATGAAAATCTTCCTGCCAATCACAAGAGAAAAGCCACTCTTGACCATGTAGTGCCTTTAGAGAAGAAAGGCCCGCACGACTGGCACAATGTTGCCTGCTGTTGCCGAAAGTGCAACGTGGCAAAGCGTAACAAATGGGACGGTCGACAGGTTCTCGATTTCAGCGGTGGATGGGAGAAAGTCAATGGGTAAGCGAGGGCCGAAGCCACAGCCGACCGTGCTCAAGTTGGCTCGCGGCAATCCGGGCTGCCGGAAGCTAAACGACGCCGAACCGAAGCCGAAGGCTGAGAAGATAGAGCCGCCGAAGTATCTCACGGGCGAATCGCTCAAGTGCTGGAAGGTCATTACGCCCGGCCTGATTGCTACTGGCGTGATGACCGAAGCCGACGTGCCGACGCTTGCACGTTACTGCACAATGCACGAGCAGTGGCTCCGCTACTTGGCGGAGGTTCGTGCCGGGAATGACATTCTGGTGATACTCAACGACGACGGCAGCGTGAAGTACCAGCAAAGTTCGCCAGCCGCCACGATGCAACAGAAGCTTGCCACCTCAATGCTGAGGATAGAGCAGGAGTTTGGCCTGACCCCTTCCGCAAGGACTGGAATCGTTGCCCAGAAGAACGACGAAGCAGAAGATCCGCTCGCCCGGTTCCTCGGCTAAACTGCCGCCGATCAACAAGCAGGCAGCGGAGAAGGTCTGTGATTTCTTCCCGGTTGTGCTGCGTCACAGCAAGGGAGCAATCGCAGGCCAGCCGTTTGAGCTGTTGCCTTGGCAGAAAACCGTTCTGTCGGAGTTGTTCGGTCGCCTGAACCCTGACGGCACGCGAGTGCGCCGGGTTGGCTATATCGAGGTGCCGAAGAAGAACGGCAAGAGCACGTTGCTGGCTGGCATCGCGTTGTATTTGCTGGTAGCCGACGCCGAGCCTGGTGCTGAGATATACGGGGCCGCTGCCGACCGCGAGCAGGCGTCGATCATCTATCGCGAGGCCGCCGCGATGGTTCGGGCTTCGCCGAGCCTGTCGAAGCACTGCGAGGTGATCGACTCGCGGAAAACGATCCTTGTGAAGGCGACCAATAGTTTCTACCGGGTGCTGAGTGCTGACGCTTTTCGGGCTGAGGGTTTGAATATTCACGGTTTGCTATTCGATGAGTTACACGCCCAGCGAGATCGCCGCCTCTGGGCTTTCGCCCTCTGAGGAGACTCAGGGGGCGAAGGCCGAGAGACAACATGAGACGCACTTCGCTACGGCGGAGCATCTCGCAGGCAACCCCTGATCTTGTCGATCACCACCGCTGGCTATGATCGGCGGTCGATTTGCTGGGAGCAGCACCAGTACGCAGAGCGAGTGATGGCTGATCCGCTGCTCGACCCGACGTTTTACGGTTGCATCTTCGCTGCTGACGAGGGCGACGACCCGCAGAACCCGAAAACGTGGAAGAAGGCCAACCCGTCACTGAGCGAAACGATGACAGAGGACTCATTCGCGGCAGATGCCCGCGAAGCGGTCAACAGCCCGCAAAAGCTCAACAGTTTCCTGCGTTACCGGCTGAATGTCTGGGTCGCACAAGAGACGCGGTTCTTCAAGCCCTCCGCCTGGGCGAAATGTAACACTGAGCCCGCTGATTTGACCGACCGAGCCTGCTATATCGGGCTAGATTTGGCGTCGACGACCGACCTGACAGCCGCCGTGGTGGTCAGTGAGGACGAGAACGGCGTGCTGGACGTGGTGCCATTCTTCTGGTGCCCCTCGGAAAGCATCGAGCAGCGGAGCCTTCGGGATAAGGTCGACTACATTCAATGGGCAAAAGACGGGCTAATCCGCGTCACAGATGGCAACGCGACCGACTATGAAACGGTGAAGAACGACATTTTAGAGCTTTGCGACCGTTACAAAGTGAAGCAGATCGGCGTTGACCCGTGGAATGCCACGATGCTTTCGCAAGCGTTGGCTGCCGCCGGTTGTGACATCGTGAACGTGCGGCAAGGGTACGGCTCGCTCTCGGCACCGACCAAGAGGCTCGAGGCACTGGTGCTAGATGGTAAACTAAGACACGGAGGGCATCGCATCCTCGACTGGTGTGCTAGTAATACCGCAGTTCAAGCCGATCATACCGGAAATATAAAGCCCTCAAAGGCTAAATCGACCGAGCGAATCGACGGAATCGCCGCTCTTGTGACCGCGATGGCAGTACAGGCCGCCGCTGAGACACCACCACCCGAGCAAGATTGGAACATCATAAGCTTATGAGTACGGTCGACGTTATCAAGAACAGAGACGAGCATCGCATTCGCGAGCTCCGCTCGTTTGATTTTGCTGCCCTGGCTCGCTCTGGTGGCATGAAAAGAGAAACGCCAGAGACGGCCCCCGAGGTGCCAGCGGTCATCGCGTGTATCCGCGTCATCGCCGAGAGCGTCGGCAGCCTTCCTCTGCATATCTACCGCATGGATGCAAACGGTGCGAAGGTGCTGGCGACCGACTCGCCGCTCTATCGGCTTATGCGGTACGCCCCGAACGACGAGCAGACGAGCCTTGAGCTACGCGAGCAGCTCGTGATGCTCTATCTGCTCTATGGTGACGCCTACTGCGAGCTGGTACGCAACGACCGCGGCGTGATTACGGCCATGATGCCGCTGCACCCGTCCAGGATGACGACTGAGCGGCTGACCGATGGCTCGCTCCGGTACATCTACCGCGAGCCGAGCGGACGCCAGACGATCTACAACCAGCGGCAGTTGTGGCATTTGCGGATGCCAACGCTAGACGGCGTGCATGGGATAAGCCTGCCGAGCCTGGTGAAGGACGCAATCGCCCAGGCTCGTGCCCTTGAAGCCTACGGGCTGACCTACTTTGCCAACGGTGCCCGTCCTGGGGTGGTGCTCCAGAGCGACAACCCGATACCAGCCGAGGCGGCAGAGCGGATGCGTGAGCAGTGGGAGCGTATGCACCGAGGGGCCGACCGTGCCCATCGCACTGCCGTGCTGCCGAACGGGCTCAAGGTTCACGAGTTGAGCGGCAGTAACGAGTCCAGCCAGTTCGTTGACGCCCGCAAGATGGCCGTGGTTGAGATTTGCCGAGCGTTCCGCGTGCCCCCGCATCTCGTGCAATCGCTCGACGGTGCGACCTACAGCAACATCGAGCATCAATCGCGTGAATTCCTGACCTATACGCTGCTTCCTCACCTGCGACGTATCGAGGACAGCATCGCCCGCGATCTGATCGACGACCCGAATTTATTCGCCGAGCATGACGTTCATGCTTTCATGCGTGGCGACTCGGCAGCCCGTGCGGCGTGGTATCAGCAGGCTTTGAACAGCGGAATCATGTCAATCAACGAGGTACGAGCCGCCGAGGGCATGAATCCTATCGGCCCCGAGGGCGACGAGCGGTTTTTGCAGGTCAACATGACGACGCTGAAGCAGATTGTGAACGGGGGAAACAATGGCGGACTTGACGCCAACCAAGGCGATGGCTGATGCCGCTGCTCGTGGGCTTCGGCTTCACGACGAAGGCAAGAGCGGCGACGGCCTGAAACCGGAGACGGTGCGGCGTGCGAACATCATCGCAAGGCGTGACGAGCTGACCGAGAGCCACGTCCGCGAGATGCGGGCCTGGTTTGCCCGCCATGAATCAGACAAAAGGCCCGGATGGGATGACGCAGGCGAGGAAACGCCGGGATTTACTGCGTGGCTACTGTGGGGCGGCGACCCTGCTCAATCTTGGAGCGAAAGAAAGGTGGCAGAGATGGATCGAGAGCAAGAAGGCCGGAGCATTGAACGACGCGGCCTGACTGAGCCGGTAGAGGTGCGAGAAGAGGCGGACGGCGTGCGAGTTGTCGGCTATGCGGCCCTGTACAACAGCCGCAGCGTCATCCTGCCTGGCGGATTCCAGGAGATCATCCGGCCTGGTGCGTTTGATCGCTCGCTCGAAAACCCAGAAACCGACGTGGTTGCCCTCTGGAATCACGATGAGAACTTCCTGCTTGGCAGGCAATCGAGCGGAACGCTGAAACTTTGGGCCGACGAGCGTGGCCTGATGTATTCGGTGCTGATGCCATCGTCACGGGCAGACGTTCTTGAGGCCGTGCGTCGAGGTGACGCCAAAGGAAGCAGCTTTGCCTTCACGGTTGAGCGTGACGGCGAAGAATATGAGCGAAGTGAAGACGGTGGCCCGCCGCTTCGGTACATTTCCAAGGTAAAGGGGCTTTACGACGTTTCAGTGGTCGTTCATCCGGCCTATCCCGAAACCACCGCCGCAGTTCGACAGCGTGCGGCTGAGTTTGCCGAGCCAGTGAAGCACGAACCCGAGCCTGTGCCTGCTCGCATCAGCCCGCTGGCCCGTGCTGCCCACGTTGCGAGGTGGCTGCGGCGTGAGTTCTGATCGCGTTTGTAAGCGTTGCGGTGGCCTGATGCGTTGCCGGAACAGCAAGCGTTCCGGCAGTTCGCAGGTTCAGTACTTGGAATGCCGCAACTGTGGCACCAAGAAACGCGACACCGTGCCCGCTCATCTGATTTTTCGCCGTAAAGGGGTGTAGCGTACACCGTTTGGCGTTGGCTGTTTGTTCTGATGAATGGAACCCCTACCGACAGGGAAACTCTAAGGAGCGAAAACCGACTATGAAACTTGACCAGATTAAGGCCGAAAGCCGCGAAGTAGCGGACAAGATCGACAACCTGCGTGCCGTTGAGTCTGATGACGCCGCCGTCATCGAGCAGCGGGACGCTGACCTGGCTGGCCTGATGGCCCGAGCCGAGGAACTCGAAGCTGCCGCCGAGAAGGCTGCCAGCGTTGCCGAAGCCCGAGCCAAGCTCGACGCTATCGTGAATCGCTGCTCGGCTCTGGAAGCACCGCGAGCCGTTGAAGCCCGCGAAGTGGCGAAGCCTCGGGCGATCCAGTATGGCGGACGCCTCCGCAACTTCCACGATGCCGAGCAGGCTTACCGATGCGGACAGTTTATCGCTGGCTACGTTCTCGGTGACGCCTCGGCCCGTGAGTGGTGCGAGCGGAACGACGTTTACACCCGCGCGATGGGCGGCAGCTCGGCCAACAATGGCGGGGCATTCGTCGACGACGTGCTGAGCCAGACGCTGATTCGCAACGTCGAAGAGAAGAACGAAGTTTACAACGAGATGCAGCGTTTCCCGATGACCTCGGACACGCTGCTTGTGCCAAAGCGTACTGGTGGATTTACTGGGAACTGGATCGCTGAGAACGCCGAGATCACCACAAGTGACGCGACTGCTTCACAGGTGCAACTAGTTGCGGCGAAATATGCGGTTGGCGTGAAGGTTGCGAATGAGCTGCTCGCCGATAGCGTGATAGATTTGTCAGAGATGGTGGTGCAGGAGTTCACGACTGCCTACACCGCTGCCCTGACCGAGGCCGTCGTCAACGGTGACGGATCGAGCAGCTACGGAAGCATCACGGGCATCCTCGACAGCGTCGGTGGCATCCTCGCCTCTGGTTCTGCCGGAAGCATCCACACAACCGACGTTGGCAACAACCTGCCGACCGAAGTGACCGTGGACGACTTCACCGCGTTGCTTGCAAAGACTCCGCGTTATGCCCTCGATAACGCCAAGTTCATCTGCTCGCCTTACGTCTACCACCAGGTCATGCAGCGGCTTGACTTGGCGCAAGGCGTCAGCAGCTTGCAGACCGGAGCAGGTGCGAGCTTCCTTGGGTATCAAGTGGTTCTGTCGCAGGCCATGCCTGGCAGTTCTGCTGGTGCTGGTGACTGCATCGCCCTGTTCGGCGACTTCTCGCGGGCTGGTGCCTTCGGTATTCGACGAGACTTCGAGATCACAAGCTCGACGGATCGCTATATCGAATATGGGCAAACGGCCCTCTTTGGCAGCCTGCGTGCTACCGCCAAGTGGCATGACCTCGGCAGTGCATCCGCTGCTGGCCCGGTCGTAGGCCTTGAGCTCGGTGCCGCCTCCTAGCACCTGAGCCGATGACGTGGCAGCCCGGCCCTGGCTAACGCTGGGGCCGGGCTTGCCGGTGGCATCACTCGGGAGGAGGTGACTTGTGCAGGTTGAGTTCATTCGTGATTGGCGTTGGTTCCGACGCGGCCAGGCTGTTGAGATCGCCCGAGGTCGTGCAGATTTGCTCGTCCGCCTCGGGTTGGCTCGCCCGCTATCTGAAACGGCTGCTCGACCGGCAGAGGCACGAACAGCAACGGCAGAAGAAGCCCCCAAGAAAGCCCGACGCAAGCGAGCAAAGCGGAGCAAAAAAGCATGAGATATCGAACGCTCCGCCGCCTGACTGATCCAAGCGTTGAGCCGGTTAGCCTCGCAGAGGCAAAGGCCCATCTGCGGGTCGAACATGACGCTGACGACGCCGTGGTTTCTGCGTGCGTTGTCGCGGCCCGTGAGTGGGTCGAGGAATATCTTGACGGCACTCTGATTCTGACGCAGTGGGCGATGACGCTCGACCTATTCCCGCCGCATATCAACCTGGCGAAGCCGCCGATGGCGACGGCTGAAGGATACACCGACGTGACGCTGACCTACACGACCGACACCGAGGCCGTGGTCACGCTGCCGTCGTCTGATTATCGCGTCGACAGGCACTCATGGCCGGGCGTTCTGCGTCCAAACTACGGCGACAGCTGGCCTGCGCATCTGGCCGACTACAACTCGATCACCGTGACGTGGTGGGCTGGCTTCGGTGCGACTGGTGCAGACGTGCCCCAGCGGATTCGCTCGGCGGTTCTTATGCTCTGCACGCACCTATACGAGCAACGCTCGGCGGTTCTCGTCGGTCAGGGCGTGGTCAGCAAGCACATTGAGTACGGCGTGCGGTCGATGCTCGACGCTTCACGCTGGGGAGGCTACGCATGAGCTGGAACGGCAGAATCAACGTAGATGCTCTGGTTCATGATGAGGCCGCGGACGCGATCCGTGTGCTTGACGTGGAAAGCAGCTTCACGGTTGCCACCAAGACGGCCACAGTCACCGGCACGGCCACCGAGGAGGGCGTCAGCATCTCGCCCGACGACGAGCACGAGATCGCATACACAGACGCTACAGGGGCCGTGGTGACGTTCTCCAGCGTGACCATGCTGCTGGTCAAAGGCACCGACGCTCTGACCGTCTCGGTCAACGGTGGCGTTGAGTTCAAGTCTGCCGCTGGGCAGTGTGCGTTGTCAGCCACTCCAGGCATGACGACCGAGACCATCAACATCACCGGCACGGGCACGTTTACGCTTCTGATTGTGGGGACATGAGATGCAGCCCGGCCTGTTGCGTGAGCGAGTGGAGCTCCAGAGAGCGGCGGAGACGCGGAACGCTCTCGGTGAGGTTACGCAGACGTGGCAGACCTACGCGACCCGCTATGCCAGCGTGCTGACGCTCAGGAGCCGCGAAGCGTTGAACGCCCAGCAGGCCGGGCTCTCTGTCACGCACAAGGTCAAACTCCGCCACATTGACGGCCTGAAGTCGTCAGACCGCATCCGCTGGCG